TGACCGTGACCAAGGGCGAAGATGTTGTGAGGGCCAAGAAATGATCCCTGCTGCTTTACTGCCGATCATCCAACCGTTGTTGTCTAACGGCCTGAGTCTTGTGGCCAACGCCGTCATGGCGAAGGGCAAAAAGGTTGTTGAGGACAAACTCGGCGTACAGCTCAAGCCAGATATGTCCCCCGAGGAGATCATTGCCCTCAAGACGGCTGAAATGGAACATGAGGAGGAGCTGTTAAAGCTCAAACTCGAGGAAAACAAACTGGATCTCCAGGAACTGGAGATGCGGCTTAAGGACGTAGACTCCGCGCGAGATCGGGAGGTACAGATCGCCACCTCCGACAAAGCCCCGTTGCTTAATAAGATCGTAACCCCCGTTCTCGCGCTGGGCCTGCTGGCATTGACGTTCGTCTTGTTTGGGGTCGTCATGTTCGACAATACCCCGGTAGAGTCGAGTCGCAAGGACATCCTGATCTACATCCTTGGCGTCCTTTCTGCCATTTCTACGCAAATCGTCTCGTACTACTTTGGCTCGAGCCAGGGAAGTAAGGAAAAGACCGACCAACTTCGGGAGGCACTGAAATGAGTAGCGTCGCCGAACAGGCTGCTTTCTTGCTGGACGTAGGCAAGCTGGTGCAAAAGGCCACCGAACTCGGGTTCCAGGTCACGGCCGGGGAGCTGTTCCGCACCCCCGAGCAGCAAGAGGTTTACGTCAAGAGCGGCCGATCACGGACCATGAACAGCCTGCACTTGCAGCGCCGGGCAGTGGATCTGAACTTCTTTAAGAACGGCAAACTGACCTATGACAAGGCCACCCTGGCTCCGCTTGGGGCATATTGGGAGTCCTTACATCCGCTTAACTCTTGGGGCGGGAATGGGGTTAAACTTGTGGACACGCCTCACTTTAGCCGGGGCGTTGATAAGCCAGAATGGCGGAGGGTAACGGGATGAAAAAGCCGATCTGGGACAAAAAGCGTCCTGCTGGCCTGGGTAAGTCCAAGGCCTTAAGCCCCGCCAAGAAGGCGTCCGCTAAACGGATGGCTGCTAAGGCTGGCCGTCCGTATCCTAACCTCGTAGACAACATGCGGGCGGCTAGAAAAGGGCGACGCTAATGGCCAGCGTCAAGAAAGAAGCCATCGGCCAGGAGATCCGTAAGTCGTACGAACGTGGCCAGAAGGGCTGCCCGGAAGCGACGATGGACATCCACGTCAATCTCAAAAACCGCAACAACGCGATTAAGGAGTACGGTTACGGGCCGTTGAACCCGGAATCCGAGTCGCGGGCGTTCTGGGATAAAAAGGCAGAACTCTGGCAGACCACAGCGCGCGAGGCCAAGAAGGCCCGTTGCGGGAACTGCGCTGCGTTCATCCAGACCCCGCAGATGCTGGCCTGTATCGAAAAGGGCATCCACGACTACGACGAGACGATGGATCACGAAAACTACGCCCCGGAGGTCGTGGAAGCGGCTAACCTCGGCTACTGCGAACTGTTTCACTTCAAATGCGCTGGCGATCGCACTTGCGATGCATGGCTCGTTGGCGGTCCAATCAAATAGGATGCGGCCATGCCACTTCTTAGACTCTTTCTAAAGCCCGGTATTGACAAACAAAACACCGAATACGGTGCGGAAGGCGGCTGGATCGACTCCGATTACGTGCGCTTTCGTTACGGGCTTCCGGAGAAGATAGGTGGCTGGTCTCCCTACGGTGAGGGTGGCGACGTTTATCTCGTTGGCATGCCGAGCGAGATCTTTACCTGGAACACGCTCGACGGTGCCCCGTTTCTTGCTGTAGGAACCAACAAGAAGGCCTATGTCTACTCGGGCGGCCTGTGGGTAGACATCACACCGATTCGAAAGACCAGTGTCGGGGTGACGTTTGATACGACGGCCGGGGAAACTCGGGTAATTGTTAATGACACCAACCACGGTGCTATTGTCGGGGACTTCGTTACGCTTTCTGCGACTACCGGTGATCCTGGCGGCATTCCCAATGCCACGATGAATGCCGAATATGAAATTGTCGAGGTTCCGAACAATAACGTATTCGTGGTCCAGGCCTCGGTGGCGGCCTCTTCTACAGCCACTGCAACGGGCACTGCAACCGCTGCCTTTCAGATCAACACCGGAAGTGACGTCAGTTACGCTGACTTCGGTTGGGGCGTTGGCAATTGGGGGTTAAGCACCTGGGGTACGCCACGTCCTGCCTCTGCGGCGGTCACGCTCTTCTCGTACGTGTGGCAATTTGACAACTACGGTGAAGACCTAATCATGCAGGTGGTTGACGGCGGCCTGTACAAGTGGGCTCCGAGCGCGGGTTTGACCACTCGTGCGGTGGCCGTATCCGGTGCACCGACAAAGAGCAAATATGCACTTGTCTCGACTCCCGATCGGCACCTCGTCTGCTTTGGAACGGAAAGCACCATCGGAACGCCTTCTACACAAGATCCGATGTACGTACGCTTCTCAAATCAAGAGGACATCAACACCTTTGAGCCTTCCGCGACCAATACGGCTGGCGGCCAGCGGCTTAATGACGGAAACGTGATTGTTTCTGCGCTACGTTCACGCGGACAGATCCTTATTTGGACAGACACTGCGCTTCACGGCATGCAGTACCTCGGTCCGCCGTACACTTTTGGCTTCCAACAGCTCGGTGCAAACTGCGGGCTAATCGGTCCACACGCCTCCGCCGACGTCAACGGTGTGGCTTATTGGATGAGCAAGGACGCGTTCTTCGTGTTCGACGGTGTGGTCAAGAAGCTACCTTCCACCGTTCAAGACTACGTTTTCCAAGATATCAACACTGAACAAAGCCAAAAGGTGCATGTCGGCATCAACACCCAGTTCAACGAAGTGACGTGGTGGTATTGCAACGCGGACTCGGACTACATCAACCGATTCGTGACGTATAACTACATTGAAAACGTGTGGTCGACCGGTACGATGCCTCGGACCTCCTGGCTTGACATCGGTGTTAACGAGTACCCGCTCGCCAGTACGTATGATCAGTCGGCGACGGAGGCGACGATCAGCACGATCAATGGCCTTACGGCAGGTAGGTCGCGCATCTACAACCAGGAGTTCGGCACAAACGGTGACGGACAGGCCATCACGGCTTATATCAAGTCTGGTTATTTCGATATAGGCGATGGCGACCAGGTGTTGTTCATGAAGCGGTTTATCCCCGACTTCAAGAACCAAGAAGGCAATCTCACTGTCAGGTTGCTGCTGCGCCTGTACCCGCAAGCGACCGCTACGCCAAGTTCGCTTGATCCGTATGTCATCACGCCTACAACGCAAAAGGTTGATACGCGCGCACGCGGAAGACAGATCGCATTGCAGATCGAAAGCAGCGCTGTTGATACAAACTGGCGTTTCGGCACGATGCGTGTGGACATCCAACCGGATGGGTTGAGATGAGCAAGATCTTTAACGTCCGTCTTCCTAACGCAGCGAAGGACACCTATAGCCAAGAACAGTTCGACCAGCTCGTCCGCTCCTTGGAGCAGGTCATCTTTCAGCTTAACAACACGTACACGGCGGTTACGAGCGAGGACAAGGCCGGTGCGGGCTCGTGGTTTGCGGCAGGCTCCGGTGCGGGCGGAGGCTTTGCTGGCGGGATTCGGGGGTTTCAGTTAAGCAACGGCATCCTCTTGCCGCATGCGATGCTGCTGTCCAATCTCGATCAAGACTTGACGAGTACGACTACAGAAGAACTGCTGACATATGACGTTGTCGCAGTGGCCAACGGGATTCGTGTTGTAGACAACAGCAAAATCTATGTCCCTTGTTCTGGCCAGTATCTCGTCACGTTCACGCTACAGGTGTCTAACAGAAGCAACGCGGTCCAAGAGTTTGAGGTCTGGGCTAAGGATAGCGGCGTCAATTACGACTCTAGTCGTACTCGTTATGACATCGCGGCACGTAAGGACTCAAGCACCTGGGCGCATATTGTTCCGGCCATCACTGGGATTTTTACGGTTAACGACCCGAGTGTCGAATATCTAGAAATCGCTTGGTGGGCAAGTAGCACAGATGTCTTTCTTGAACACTATGCGGCGCAAAGCACCCCTACCCGGCCTGAAATCCCTTCTGTTATCTTGACCATTAACTTTATCTCGGCAATGTGACATGGCAAACAAGTATTTCCGCAAGTACCTGACGCCCTCCGCCGCAACAGAGACGACGATTTATACGGTCCCTGCTGCTAACACGACGGTGGTCTCGTCCTTGCGCGTCACCAACGAAAATGCCAATGCCTCGAACATTACGGTAGCCGTTTACCCACTGGGCGGGGCTACCCCCTACTACGTCTTGCGCGCTTATTCACTGCCCACGAGCCAGACCATGGACGTGTTTAGCGGCGTACCTTGTGTGCTTGAGGCAACCGATGTTCTTAAGGTGACATCCTCCCAGAGTTCGGTCGACTTCTTCCTTTCTTACCTAGAGATGGATAGGTCATAACCGGTGGACAAGCCTTGACAACTTACCGCATAATCCCAGCCATCTTCGCGTCCTTTCCCGGCGCGCGACCCCTTGTTGGGTCTTCGGCTCAAACTGGAAAGGACCGCTATGGAAAATGAAGGCATCATGGCGTTGCCCCCTGGGCAGCCCATGCAAAACCAGGGGCCCGCAAAGCAGCCGATCTATGTATCGAGCGCGGACACGTATGACGCTGCGCTAACGGCGCTGGGGGCATCTACCAACGACCCCGCACAGGCCGAAGCCGTCCGTCAGGCGGTCAGGGAAAGCATTGACGAACTGGACCTTAGCCCGACCGAGGTCGATGCGCTGCTCGAGGTCCTCGAGCACATGTCGCAGAACCCGAGTGAGTACCCGCAGATCCGTCAGCGGCTGATCGACTCGGGGATGATGGACGATGACGACCTGCCGGAGGCCTACGACCCGGCCTACCTTGGCATGGCCATCATGGCCTTGAACGAGTACAAGCAAACGGGTGTTCAGGGTGCCCAGGCCCCGATGGAGATGTCCCCCGTCGTCGAAGGCCTCGAACCGATGGCCATGGCCGAAGGCGGTTTGGCCGACATGGCCAAGTATCTTGCCTCCCAAGGCCGAAACGGCGACACAATCCTTGCCCACATCACGCCCGCCGAGGCGCGCCTACTCAAGTCCATGGGCGGTTCTGGGACGATCAATCCGCAGACGGGCCTGCCTGAGTTCTTCCTCAAGAAACTCTTTAAGGGCATCAAAAAGGCTGTCAAGAAGATCCTCAAGAACCCCATCTTCCGGGTCATTGCCACGGTCGCACTTGCCACGGTCCTCGGTCCGGCAGGCTTGGCTATCGTAACGTCAAAGGCGGCGGCTGGAGCTATTGCAGGTGGTGCAATAACCGCTGCTTCCGGCGGCAAGCTGAAGGATGTCCTCGTGGCCTCCGCGACGGGCTACTTCGGTGGTGGTGGCACGATCGGCGGGGTTGCGCCTGCTGGGGCGATTGCGAGCAAACTGGGACTTAGCGGTGCGTTGGGCACCGGTGTTGGAGCCGGTGTCACAGGCACGGGCATCGGCCTGCTTGCAGGCATGAAGCCTGAAGAAGCGTTGAAGATGGGCGCACTTCAGGGCATCTCGGCAGGTGCTACGCAGGCATTCCAAAACCTGCGCGTGGGTCAGGCCCCGACGGCGCAGGCAGCTCCTCCTGATTACGGGTTGGAGCCGATTGAGGTCACCGCGCAACGCATCAATCCTCCGGGTACGCCGGCTGTGCAAGCCGCACCAAGCCCCACGGCTCAAGGGCCAGTCGAGGCCCCCGTGGGCGGGATTGACTCACTTTCTGCTCCTGCGGGCACTCGGTATGACGTCGCTACTGGCCGTTTTGTGCCCACTGCGATGCCTACGACGGCTGCCGGTACGATGCAGCAAATCGCAAACTTGCCGGGGAGCAGTTTCACTAGCCGTGTTGGAGAGTTCATTCGCGACCCGTCCCTCTCGTCGTTCAAGGACGCGTTTTTGGTCAATCCAAATGCTGCTCAAGGAACTTTGGCTCGCTACACCCCTGGCATAGCCACCGCGCTTGCCGTGACGGGTGCAGCAGGCGGTTTCAAGGCAGGAGAAGCGGACCAAGAGCCACTATTCAAGAAAGACTATACGGGCATGGACTACATGCGCGACAACCCGGAACTGTTCAAGGGCCAGATCCAGCCCACGGTGTTAAAGCCGTACAACCCAGTTGTCGAGACGCCCTCTTATGGGCTTGGCGCTTCTGCGCAGCCTTCCGGTGGTATCCCGCAGCCTTCTTTTGCGACGCTTCCGGTTTCTGCGGCTCCTAACTATGTCCCGCCTCCGGGATCCATGACCAACATGCCTGGCGGCATCCCACAGCCCTACAACGTGCAGGGCCTGTATGGCGTCCCGTTGCTGTATGGGAATCCCGTACAGCCCGCCGGCCGTCCTCCGGGCTATGCGGGTGGCGGCATTGTCGATAAGGCGATCCGCAGTGCAGTGATGGACCCGCGTCAGGTCGCCAAGGCCGAGGGCATGCTGTATGCAGGTCCCCAAGCTGGACAGCAGGCGGCGATGGCCGTCCAGCAACTCGATAGACAAGGCATCATGGGTGTCCAGCGCTTTAATAAAGGCGGCCAGCCGACGCATTTTCCGCGCAAAAACGGACCGATCAACGGCCCCGGCACGGGAACGTCGGACTCGATCCCTGCGATGCTTTCTGACGGAGAGTTTGTGTTTACCGCCAAGGCCGTACGCAACGCCGGAAACGGAAGCCGCCGCAAAGGCGCTCGGCGCATGTACAAACTGATGAAGATGCTGGAAGGCGGCAACGTAAAGGGCAAATAACATGGCAGATACCTCTATTCAGCAACAGATAGTTCGTGAGGCCCCGGAGATCGAGGCCTACAAACTTGCGTTGCTCCAACAAGCACAGCAGCTTGCCACTCAGCCGGGCTTTGCAGAACAGATCCCTGGTTATCAAGTCGCCGGATTCTCCCCCGCCCAGCAGGCCGCGATGCGTGCCGCCGAGCAGCAGGGGGTGGGTGCCTTTATGCCGTATGTATCGGCGGCCAACCAGGGTCTAGCAGGCGCCATGGGCACGACTCGCGAAGCGGGCGACATTCTTCGTGCTGCGGATACTCGCCAACAGTTTCTTGACGCGCAGGCCGCCATGCGACAGGCCGGAGGCGCTGCTGCCGGCATTAGCGGCGGTATTGGTCAAATCAACACCGGCCTTGGTTACATGGATATCGCAGGCCAGCGTGCGTTGGCCTCGGATGTTACTGGGCGCCTTGGCGGTGCTTACCAAGACATCGGTAGTGGTATTAATGCGTTAGCTGCGGCGCAAAACATGGCTGCTCGTTCGTCCCAGGCAGGACTTTTGCCTGCTACAGCGACGATCTCTCAAGGACTGGGCGGCCTTACAGATGCTCAAAGAATGGCTGCCCGTGCCGCTGGTGCAGACTTCTATGGCGCACAACAGCTTATTGGCGGAGCCACGCAGGGCTTTGATCCGTCAAGAACGCAAGCCTTCATGGATCCGTATCGTCAACAAGTCATTGACGAGACGATGCGTCAGATCAGCCGTCAGGGGCAGATTGCACAGCAGGGTCTTTCTGCGCAGGCCGTTCGTGCAGGCGCGTTTGGTGGTGAGCGGGAGGGCGTGCAACGCGCTGAACTAGAGCGTGGGCTTTTGGAACAGAAAGCCAGCACGATCGCAAACCTTTTGTCGCAGGGCTATTCGCAAGCACAAGCCAATGCGATGGCTACGTTCGAGCAGCAACAGCAACGCGGCATGCAGGCAGGACAGGTCATCGGACAGCAGGCGGCGCAGCAGGCGCAGCTCGGTCAAGGTGCCGCCGGCTTATACGGCAATCTTGCGCAAAACGTCGTTGCAGCAGGACAGGGCCTTGGTCAGTTGGGCGTGGAGCAAGCACGTCTTGGCCAATCTGCTGCTGGTCTTTACCAGCAAGCGGCGCAGGGCTACGGCAATCTGGCCTCTCAGCAGGCAGCGATTGCAGGTCAAGAGTCGGGCATTCAGCAAAACATCGCCAATTTGCTCATGCAGCAGGGTGCGGGTCGCACAAACGCTGCCCAGGCACTTGCGGGCATCTACGGCCAGCAGTCCGGAATGTTCCAAAACATTGGCCAGGGCATTGGTTCGTTAGCCGGTCAGCAGTTTGGCATCGGCCAGGGTATTGCCCAAGGCCTCGGTCAAATTGGCCAACAGTACGGCCAGCAGGCGCTCCAGCAACTCGGCATTGGCCAGGCTGCACAGGGCATGCAACAGTCCGACATCAACTTCCTCTACAACGTCGGTCAGGCGCAACAGGCCTTTCAACAACAGGCGCTCGATGCGCAGCGCGCTACGCAGATGCAGCGTCTTTATGCGCCGTATCAGCAGGCGGCGTTCCTCTCCGACATTTATCGCGGTGCACCGTCGACGCAAATGTCAACGGCGGCGGTCAGTCAGCCTTCGGCAAGCCCGTTCCAACAGGCGGCGGGCATCGGACTTGCGGGCCTGACGGCCGCAGCAGGCGCGGCGAAAGCCGGCCTTATTTAAGGGGTCGATATGAAAGACAAGATGATGATGGACGACGACGTCGAGAACGTCGGAATCATGCAAGGCTTCCTCGAGCAGGCTAGGGAGGAAGAGGATGAACTCGAGGAGGAAGAAGACTCCGAGGAGGCCTCCGCTGCGCGTGTTATGGACCGTCGTCCAAACTCACCCGAGATCCTCATGAACAACCTTCGTGGCGACATGCGCTCGGTCGATGCGCGCCGCGAAGAGTTGGCCGATCTTGTCGGCTACGATGCGGCGGCCGAAACGCCTGACGCCGTTCTTGCGATGCTCCAGCCGGTACTCGCGCAGGGCGGTGGGCTTGGCGCGCTTCCGCAATCAAGCGACATGGCCCAAGGGCCACAGCCTCCTATGCCACCGCCCCTGGGAGGAGCTATGGGAAATCCGCCTCCCGGTGCTCCACCCCTACCTCCTGGTGGAGTTCCGCCTATTCCTGGCGGTATGGCCGCGCCCGCTGGCCCTCCTCCTGGGGGCGGTATGGCACCTGGCCCGATGGTTGGGCCTGACGGACAGCCGATCCCTCCAGAGGGGATGCCTCCTATTGCGATGAAGGACGGAGGTCTTGTTCAGCGTTTTCAGGATGGGTCAGATGAAGAAGGCGTGACCCCGTCCGAAGACGACAATTCGCCTTCTTTTATGCAAACGACCCCGAACATGCTCGAGATGGCGCGTCAGGGATACGAAGACCTTTTGTCTGCGCGCCCTAGTCGTGAGCCGGGTCTTGCAAGCCGTGTTTCTGAAAAGGAAAAACTTTACAGCGAGTTACTTGGCGAAGACAAAGACGCGCGCCAGGCGCAGCTTTTGTTCGCTTTGGCGCAAAAGGGTCTTCAATTTGCAGGCAACGTCGACGCCCAGGGCCGCCCCCTGCGCGGATCTTTCATGAGCCGTCTTGCAACGGCTGCCTCCGATCTTCCTGCGACGATCAATCAATTCATTTCTGACGCAGATAAGCGTCGTATGAATATCCGCATGGCAGCGATTCAGGCTGCTGAAAAGGAAATGGAGACCAAGCAGGCCGGAGACATCAAACTCATCGAGTCTCAGCGCAAGGCGTTTGGTGACATTCTTAAAAACACGGGCAAAACCCCGAGCAGCATGTTCGGTAAGGGAGCCTGGGACTGGAGTGTGGTTAACACTCCCGGACTTTTGCAGGCATACGCTGACGGGGAGACGTCGCCGGAAGAGGACAACCTTATCACGAGCGCCGCCTCACGACTGTTACGTGAGCGAAAAGAGCAGTTTACTAACGAACTCGGCCAGATCGTCACCCGCACGATCCCCGGCTACGATCTGCCCTTCTTGCGCGATGCGCTAGCGCAGCGACAGGCGGTGGAAAAGACAGGCGGCCGTGCGGCCCCTGCGACGACAGGCACTGTCCCCGTGGGTCCCGGCACCGTCTCGCCAGAGGCGGCTGTACCGACAGTTTCTGCCCCCGCCGCTGCTCCGGCTGCGGGAGAGCAGCCCGTTTCGGCGGACGTTTCACCGGGAGAGCGTAGTTTTGCCGAACCGACGCTTTGGGCGGCGGCGCAGGAGGGCATTGGCTTCATTCCGAAACTCACTTCTGAGTTTGCACGGCGCGTACCACTTGAGATTGCAGGCGAAATCGGCCGCACACAACAACAGGCCGCTGCAACGGTGAGCAAACTGGCGCCTCGTGTTGCTTTGGCCTTGCGTGAAACGACTCGTTTGTCCAATGCCGAACGCGAAGACATCAATGCCAACTTAAACATTGAACCTCGGTTATTTGAAAACCGCATTGGTTACCTAAACAACCTCGTAAGCCTTGGTCAGGTGCTCTACCGCATCCGCAACGACGCACTTGACAAGTCCGCAGACCGTACGCTGGCTGTTAAAGACGCCAACGAACAACGGTTCAAGGCACGCGAGATTCAGGCTATTATCGACCTTGTGGGCATCCCGCCTGTCGTCTCGACGCGCGAGGAGTACCTCCGGTTGCCAATAGGTTCGCAGTTCCTGGTCTTTAACCGCGAAAAGCAGGCCTGGGTGCCGGATACGAGAAAGCCGTTGCCTGACGAGCAGTAGAGGTCTACTGGATAATGGAAGACGAACCGCAGTTTACCCAAGAAGATCTCCAGGCTCTTCTGGCTACGCCCGGTGGACCACGGCCCACGGGCCAGCCTGCGGCTGCGACTACCCCAAACCTGACTTCGTCTCCTGAACAAGGACTATCTCAGGAAGATCTTGTTGGTCTTGGACACACACCGGATCCTTCTGGTGTTGGCGCTGAAGAGGCTGCGCGTCAATACGGACGCGGAACTATCGCTGGGGCTATCGAAACTGCTCCTGCTGTGGCCGGCGCACTTTATGGCGCAAGGTTCGCTCCTGCTATTGGACTTGCGGAAGGCCTTGCTGGAGCCATGTACGGCTCTCGTTTCGCGCCCGTTCTTGCCCCGTTCATGGGCCCTGCGGCACTTGCTGCGACGACCGGCGTGGGATTCTTTGCGGGACTCCTTGCAGGAAAACCACTTTCGGAGATCTTGGTTTCTGCCCCCGAAGATCAGGAATACGTTCCTTACTACGAGGGCGGAAAAACCTTCGGTAATACGATTGCTTTTGCTCCGGTCGCCTTTTCGCTCCCGCCTGCGATTGGAACGCGGCTCGGACCATACATAAGCCGTATCGGCGAGTCTGCTCGCAAGTATCCAAAGTCTTATCTGCTTGGAGAGGCCACCTATGGTCTTTCCTCGTCAATGGGTACGGTGCTTTCGGAAGAGGTTGCCCCTGGAGAGGCAGGCACTCGGTTTGCCGCAGAACTGACCTTTGGTATGCTTAATCCGCTCCGTCTTGTCTCGACGCTTACCTCTCAGGGAGCAGGCAGGCTTAAGAGCCTGTGGCAGATGCGTACCAGAGAAGGCCGTGCGGCTGCCTTGGAGGCAGGTTCACAACGGGCGCAGGACGAGGCCACTCGTCGACTCATCCAAATTCTTGAAGAACAGGGAGAGGACATCCCTGCTCTAATCAAGGCTCTTGATGAGCCGTTGCCCGGCGGTCCTTCTGTTGGCTACCCGGTCAGCGGTCAGATTACAGGCCCGACGTCTGCACAGAAAACTGGTTCTGTGAGCCTTTCGCAGCTCGAAGCAGCACTTGGGAATCTGGACCAGAACTTCGCCGCCGAGTTGAACGAACAGGGACGGCAAGCTCTGCTTGCCTACACGAAAGTCGTCAATAGGCTCCAGGAAGCCGGATCGCCCGAAGCGCTTCAGGTCGCCGCAGAGCTTCGCCAGCAGTTCTTTGACAATGCCGTCAATAATCGCCTGGATCGCGCACTGGCCCGTGCCGGCGAAAAGATCTCGAAGATCACTAAAGACACCCCCGCTGCGCGTGCGCAGATCGGCCAGATCGTACGTGACGAGGTTGAGGTTGCTCTTGAGAACTCTCGAAAAGCAGAACGCTTCTATTGGGAAACTGCCGAACGTGAAGCCTCACGGCCCGCTGGCCAGGTTCGTATTCGTACGGAGGATGTCTCTCCGACTTTGCTTCGGGACGTTTACCAGCAAGAAGCCGCTTCGCTGCAACAAAGTCTGCGTCGTGCTCGAGGCATCGACTTTAACAACGCAAGGCAAGTTAGCCGCGTAACAGGAATCAAGGCAATATCAATTGCCGAGTTCATCAAGCAGGGTGGCGGTATTGCCGACGTTGGCGGAGAACTTGCCGCCAGGGACATCGTAAACCGACGCTATCCTGGTCTTGTTCGATCCACACGACAGACTCCGGGCGGCACCGTGCTCCCCAGCACGCAAGAGTCTGGCATTGACGCTGTTCGCGAGCGTTTGTTTGACGCGGGGTATTTCCCCGGCAAACGTAGCTATAGCGAAATCACTTTTGAAGAAATCGCCGACGCCCTCGAGCAGGACCTTTCTGGCAACAAGTTCTGGCAAGGCGCCGTTCGAGAAAAGCTTTCTCCGTTCTTCGCCGAGCGGGAGGCTTTGGATAGCTGGGCCGCTTCAGGAATTGACCCTGGGATGTCGGTACAAGACATCGCCGCGCGGATGATGCAGTTAGACGAGGCTGCTCGCCGCGAAGGCGGTAGCCCAATCGTTAGCACGGAGCGTTTCACGCAGCGCGGCGTTAAGGTAATACCGCGTCCACGCGTTGTTGCCGCCGAAAACACCGTCCGCGCATACCTCGAGCGGGTATCGCAAATCGGACCTGCCCTTGTTGACTCAATGGTCCCCGCCGACGTGCGACGGATCATGGAAAGCATGGGCATTGGTGAAGAGGCTATTCGGCGCTACCGCGCGGGAAAGGCTACCAAGGAGTTCGCGAAGACAGGTCGCGTCCACTTCCGCTATTTGCCGGACAAGAAGACTCTTTCCAAGATCAAGCCTGCTGACCTGATCAACTACCGTTCCAATCTTCTTACCCTTGCGCGCCAGTCTCGTGGGCGCGGGGATGTGGCAGATGCTAGTTTCTACAGTTACCTTGCTGAGTCGATGTTGGACGATCTGTCCAAGCTCGATAACCCGGCCTATGACAAGGCCCGTGAGTTCTCTAACGCGCTGAATAACGTCTTCACACGTACCTTTGCGAATGAACTTCTTGGCACCACGGCGACAGGTGCTAACCGCTACCCGTCTGAGACCCTCGTCGATGACGCTTTCGGTGTCGGGGCAGACCTGGTTGGCCTTCGCATGCGGGAGATCGAAACCGCAGTAGGTTTCATGAGGGATCGGCTGGCTAAAGCGGCAGCCGAGGCAGGTCCGCGTATTGCCGGCGACCAGCGTTTGGCTGACGAAGCGCAGATGTTGCAGGAACTCGCCCAAGTCTCCACTCGTGGCGTTGCTTCGATTCAGGATGCACAAAACCGCGTGCTTCGTTTGCTGGCCTCCAAGGCTACGTTCATCGATCCTAAAACCAGTGCGCTTCGTCTTAACTCAAAACAGCTCAATAAGTTTGTTGCGGAAAACAAACCTTTGTTGGATCAACTTGGCATTACTGGCGATCTAACAAACGCTGTACAGGCAGAGAACGTTTTGCGTTCTGTCCTCGAACAGAACAGCGTGCTCAATAGCACGGTGCGTAACCAGACGGCGTTTGCACAAATCCTTGGCTTTGAAAACCCAACGAACGCCATTTCGTCTGCGCTTCGTAGCCGCTTCCCGATGCGTAGCATGGCCAGGATTGCACGGCTCGCGCAACGCGGCGGCCCAGGGGCGATGGACGGCCTGCGTTCTTCGATCTACGACTATGCCTTCACCAAGGCTACTGGCGGTACCGACGTTCTCGATCCGCAGAAGTTCAAGGACGCATTCTTTAAGCCCTTCGCCAAGGATCAGCCCGCGCTAGCAGACATCTTGCGCACGCAGGGGATCGTAACTCCGCAAGAGCTGAACAACATCCGTCAGCTCACGAACCAGATGATGCGTATTGAAGACGCCATGAAGAATCGCGTCGCAATCGAAAACGTATCTCAGGGCGCTGATGTTGTTACTGAACTAGCGATGCGTGTCATCGGCTCCAAGATCGGTACGGCTGCCGCAAGCGGAGGCCCTGGCTCGCTGATCGCGGCCTCGGCAGGCTCGAAGGCTGTTCGTCAGATCTTCGACAAGATGCCGATGATGATGGTCCGCAAGACCATGCAACGTGCTGTGCAAGATCCTGCGCTGATGTCGCTGCTTCTTCGTCGTGCTACTACGCAAAGAGAAAAGTTCCAGCTTGCAAAGTCGCTACATGCGTATCTTCTTGCTTCTGGTCTGACCTATGCGACCTATGAACCTCCCCCGGAGGCCAGCATCGCGAACCAGGGCGGTCCGTCCCAGCGTCGTTCTAGCGCTTCCGGCCAGCTCCAAAGTCTTCCTGTCCAACGGCCGCGTCCGCCTGCTCCAACAACTCGTGGAGTGCCTGGGGTTCAGCCGTCGGGAAGTGGCGCGCCCACGGGTGGTGGCGGAGGCGGGGCTTCGCCTCCGGCCACGCAGAGCCGGATGATGCTTCAGCAGCTCTTCCCGAACGACGAGATCATGGGGGCGGCTGCTCTTCAGGCGGGGATGCCGCCGACTGGATAAAGGTATCGACGCGCTTCATCCACTCGGCCTTGTAGCGCTCGAACTCCGATCCTGTTGTGCTGAACTCCTGCGTTCCTCCGTCTTGGAGAGCGATCAGGATGTAGCCGTGCTTGATGTCGGTGCCGTGCACGATGTCGTGCGCAAGCGCGTAGGCCGAAAGCTGGTGGAAATAGTCCTCGATCCACCAGTGTTTCTTGGGTTTTAGCGACTGTTTGAAGTCAACAATGGCAGGATTGCCACGGTAAACACCCACAAGATCCGTCGTCCCGGCATACTTTCCGGGGTAGTGCAACGACACCTCGCTGCCCCAGATCTCGTCTAGGTTTCTAAAAAACTCGTTAATCAACCGGTAGCCCATCTCGTAGCCCTTGACCATGAGCCAGTTTGTTGGCCTCGGAAGGTCCCGGTAGGCGATCATCCGCTCGATGACGTTATGCATGTGCGTACCGACAGCGGCTGCTTCAGTACGTATACGGGTCGCTTCTTCCTCCCCAACCTTCGCGGCCCACGCGTCAAGGCCGCTTTTGTCTTTTGTAGCAGAGAGGATGGTCGTCACGCTGGGCAGCGCCACAGAGTTGCCGTCCAGGTACCGCCTGCCTTGCGGGGTGTCTACCCTCTCTAGGCGCTCGTACTTGTAAAGCCGCTTAATCGGGATCAGATCAACCATTTCATAACCTCCTCGCCCATGACCTGGGTAGCAATATCAATCTTATCGCGTAACGCTTTGACGATCTTTTCGTCGACCGTTTTGGGGGTAATCAGGTCGATATACGTCACGTTCTTACGTTGGCCGATACGGTGCGCCCGGTCTTCCGACTGCAAACGCTTTTCCAGGTCAAAGCTATTGCTGTAGTAAACAACGACACTCGCGGCGGTTAACGTCAATCCATAGCCCCCAGTGCTGGGGTTGCCGACAAAGAACCGCAACTTGCTTTCTACGTCCTGAAAATCCGCCACTACCCGTTGCCGTTCGTCGTCGTCCGTATCCCCATAGTATGTCCCGACGCTCTCCATGCCGTACTTGGCCTGTAACGCCTGTTTGATGGCTGCGATGTCATGCCGGTAGGTAGCCCAGATGATCATCTTTCCGTCGGTTTCCTCGACGATCGACAAAAGCTCATCGACCCGCTTGTTCGGGATAGGCATGACTGCCCCGTTGTCAAGCTTGACATGCCCGCAGACGATCTGATGCAGGCGCATCAACTGCGTCAAGGCATTGACGGTGGACATCAGGCCTTCCTTGAACTGAGCCAAGGCCAGCGTCTTCATCTGGTTGTATGCGGTGACCTGTTCGTCCGTTAGGTCTACTTCGCGCTTGACGTACAGCTTGTCAGGCAGGTCTAAGCACTCTTCTTTCTTGACACGGAAACTGAACCTATCCAGCTTTTCTTTGAGTTCGTCTAGCCGTCTGTAGCCAACGATCTGCTTGAAGCTGTGGCTCGCAAGCCGACGCTCGACGGTCACCGCATAACGCGCCTGGAACGCGTAGTAGGACGGTGAGTCAAGGCATGCATCGGACAAAAATGCGCACTGCTGGTACAGATCAAGCGGCGATTTCGTCACGGGCGAGCCTGTCATGATGCGGCGATACTTCGCCATTTTGCCTGTTTTTTCAGTGTTTTTGCTTCGTTTACTGTTTGGCGTCTTAATCGTCGTAGACTCGTCGATTGCCATCATGGCGTTGTGCACAAACAAGAAGCGCTGCGCAAACTTTGTTCCGCGTGGTGTCGAGAACGCTTCAATGTTCATCACAAGGATCTTCAAGTCCTCGGTGATCTCGAACAATGAATCAAGGGCCTCTTGTTCTGTCTTGCGTGGCGTTGCTGACCACAGCGCCATGCGGTACACAACATGTTCTGGAATGTGCTTTGGGATCTCAGTGTCTACCCAGTTGCGGTAAACGCCCTTTGGTGCCACGATTAGTGCGGCGTTGATACGGCCCTGGTCATACAACATAGAAATGTTGTTGATAAGCATAAAGCTCTTACCAGTGCCCATGTCCGCAAACAAGGCAGCCACCTGGTGGTCCCAGAAGCGTTGTAAGTACGCGGCCTGGTGCACAAACGGCTTGTTTTTGAATCGATACGTCTGT